CAATAGGTACTGTAATAAGAACTTTATCCATCTCACTTTCCCAACACTCATCTTCTTTGAGTAATTGGTAAGACATGTGTTTTTCAATACGTTTGTTTCTATTGATTGACTCTTGTTGCGCCATTGGATCTGAAGCATAACTAGATTCATCAAAATCTACTTTAACAATTTGATCACTAGGAACTAATGATGGATAAGCACGGCTATGAAACTGTAATGCTGCAATAGTTACTAATGGAAACTTAATATTAGATGCATTAGTCCATGGGAATGATTTAGCTTCTGCAACTTGAAGAGCTAACTTCATAGCTGACTCTACACGTCTTTCCCATTGAGATCTAGAATCTACATCTAGATTAAATTCTGTAATGACATCAAAGCCAATTGTTTTAAGATCACGTTCACTTAACATGTCAACAATGTTAGGCGAATTAATAATCTTGTTAATATTTAATTTTACGTCTAGTTTCATTTAGTATCCTGTTATTTGTGAACGTCCGTCTTGTTGATGTTGACGTTTTGCCTTTTGATACTCATACTCATCTTCCTCTTCAGGAGTATCAGCATCTTGAACTTGGTCTACAATAAGACCTAACCAACTTAAAGCATCCACTTGGTCATCATGTCTAGCTTTAGGAAATCTAACCATCTCTTCTTCTAGATCTGGATACCAAGGAGCACCTTTATCAAACTTAACACCTCCAGCTTTAAATCTAGCTTGAAATGATCTTGCTCTAGTTTGTTTATCTTTTGTAGGAGTCATCGGAAATAGACTCATAAACTCTTGTCTAGCTAATTGCTCACGTCTTAAAATAGGACCTAGGGCCTTTTCAATTGCACCTTTTTCAGTAACAAAGTACTGTGGTTCATATTTCTTTTGTACTGCAAACATCTCATCAACAATCTCCAAGGAATCCCATCTTCCTCGTCGAATGTCTACAATGTTCATAATGCCATCTGAATCAATACCGCCAATAGCAATGACAGTATAATCGCTACGTTCTCTAGTAGAGATGGCGAAGTCAACTGCAGCGTAGTAAGTAAGTTTCTTTTCTTTGTGTTTAATTGCATCTAGTGTAAACTTGGGTATCTCAATAAAATCTGGTCTTTTAAAATAAGCAGTAGACTCATCAATTGGATAGTTAAGAAACTCTTGAGCATATACTTCAGGGATACCCTGTTTAGTATAATCCTCTTTCTTAGTTTGAAAGAAGTCTGCTGTATATCTATCAGCCCATAGTATCTGACTGTAATCTTCTGAGTGAGCTCTGTATCTTACAGATCTCCACTCTACACGTTTACGTGTTGAATAGGTTCTTAATGGCTCAACTTTAGTATAATCGCCATCATAATCGGGAGGCATAAGACGATTGAGTAGGGAATCGAGATGTAACACAGTTCCCACAATACGTACAATACCATGCTGAGACCGACAAGGAAGAAGTGCAGCGTAAAACCATCTTCTGAATTTCTCACGTCTGTCTTTTGATTGTACTTGTTCATCGCCCTCTAAGTCATCACATATAATTAAATCAGGTCGACGTTGGTCCCATTTTAAACCTCGGACCCTTTGTTCCGCACCACGTACTAAAACTCTAAACTGTTCACCATCTGTAAACTCTACAATGATGTCAGTCTGTGAATCTTTAATAAGACCTTTAATACCAAAGAGGGTAATTAAATCCTCATTGTTAACCATCTCATCTTTAAGATCACTGAGGAAGTTTACAGCTTGACTCTCAGTATCTGAAACTATTAATGCAAACTTTCTATCTCTAAATAAAAGAGCAGCGAGCAAGTAGGCATGAGTGATCGCAGTTGATTTACCGTGTGCCCGCGGGGCTGCGATTGCTACAAGAGGATTGTCGCTGCAACAGAGATCCCACCACTCTAGATGGCATTGCGGAGTAGGGGTTGAACCGTCGTATCTCTTTGCTAAACAAGCCCCAGCAAATCCATGGATAAGCTCTGGGGTTAGTTTCATTTACAATTACAGTGTTTCTTTTGTCTTTCGCCAGGTTTATGACCATTGTCTGATCTATTAGATGAGACTGAACGTTTTCTTGTGTTACTTAAAGCAGTAGAACCACCAGCACGTAGTGGTTTTTTGTGATCTACATCAGTAGGACCCGTTCCTTTAGCTCTAGAAGCTTTGTTTCTAGCAGCACGTTCCTTCTTAGCCTTAGTAGAAGAGTCAAATAACTGGTATTCACGCTTATAATCGCGTTTGTAATTAGGACTACTTGGCACTTCCACACTTCCAGCGTTTAAGTGACGCAGCTTTACGTGTTGGTCTGCCTTTTTCATCTTTCATAGGACCAGGCATACCAGACATTCTTGCACAAAATGATCTTTTACGTGGACCGCCCCCTGGTTGAGGAGCTTTTAAATGTGATCCAGTAGCAGCATTGTATTTTGCACGGCCTTTAGCAGTTAAACCTGCACCTTTAGAGACTGGTAGTTTCTCGCCACGACCTACAGCAAGACTTACACCCTTCTTCTTGGTAGCCATCTTATTTAAAACCTTTTAAAGTTTGAGCTAAGCGAGCACGTTGACCCATTTTACCAGGTTTCTTAGCAGCAGCTGCCAATTTACCTGCAGGAATCTTCTCACCCTTCTTAACACCTAGTGAAGCACGTAGTGCACCAGGTTTTTTAATTGCTTTTTGAATCCAGTTTTTAGATTTAGTTGCCATTTAGTTATTTCCTTTTTGCAGTTTTAGCACTTTGTTTAAAAGCTTTTGCAGTTGGAGCACCTTTAGCCCCTACTTTACGCATCTTTTCACCTGAACCTGCTTTGATTCGTGCACGTTTAGCATGAATGTTAGCGTAGAGACCAGGCTTAGTAGCCATTAGCACTTACCTTTTTTCATAGGTTTCTTAGATTTCATTGGCATTGGGGATTTCTTTGACTTCATTTGACACTCCTTCCACTTCTTTAGCGTTAGCGAACTTCTCAAATTGAGTAGCCAATAGTTTAAGACGATCATCTACTGCTACTTGTGTTGTAATACTAGTAGGTTCTCCACGTATAAGTTGCCTACGGGTAACCAAATTATTAAATAAATTAGATAAAACTTTAGTGTCTACAGGTTTACGAACTAGTTTAGACTTTCTTACATCCCAAAGATAATCTCCGTTATCGAGTCTATCGACGAGATGATCAAGAGAACGATCAAGCACACCACTAATTCTAGAAGCCAACTTTTCATTTTGTTCTACAAACACCTTCTTTTGGATCTCAGACCACCAAGGTTCGTCTTTCCATTGACGTATGAACTTAGGATCTATGCCTGTAAGCTCACTTACTTGGTCTATATCACCATAAACACAGTACAGTGCACAAGCATCTGTCTTCTGTTCTAGGTTAAAGTAACTAGGATTGTTAAACTTAAAACCAGGACCACGCTTTTTAGATAAAATTATTTCTTTATCGTCTAGCTTATATCCTGAAATCTTGTCTGGGTTAGTATCTTGTGGTAATTCGTCTCTGATCATTTGAATAAACTCTCACTCGTATGGTAATAGTATACCACAAGTCTTTTAATTTGTCAAGTACTAACAAGCCTTGTTCGTGAATATTTTATATTCTTCTTGACAAGTGGATATACTTGTGTTAAAATCTAATAATTATAATTATTATAATTATATTATAATTATATTTATATATAATATAATAATAGTAATATAATAATATAATAATAGTAATTATAATAGGGTACCTAGTAATCACTGAGGACGAAGGAACTGAGTCCGAAGTCTAGTAATCCGCACTTAGTTAAGACTGAGGACCATAATCCTATCCCCGAAGGGTGTCCGTTACCCTGACTAGACCTAATCCATAAATTTATATAAAATCTAGGATGGTGCTCAACACCAAGACACTGTCACTCAAAGTTTCCCCCCTAGGGGTACAAGGTGATAACCCATTCACCCCACTCTAACCATCATCATATCCCCCTGTATAATCAATCACATGTAGATTTAATATGATGAGTATAACACCAACCATAACAATCAATAACTTACTGCTCAGTAATCTACCTTCTAAAACCCACACAATCAATCACCATCGCATCTTCTTTCTTCGGTTGGGTACAATCCCTAGGCCACTTCGTCTGTGGCTTCCCTCGCCGGGTGGCACACACGGATTACTTATTTTACACGGTTTTGCTTTATATTTTCTTTTTCTAATGTGAAAACCGATTTAACCCCAGATTACTTTTGTAGTAAAGTACTTTAGCCACACACATTACTCATCATCTGTGGCTATGTGGTAACCATCATCAATCATATATCACTCAAGCGAAAGTCCTTGACAACAAAAGAAATCTTGTGTAGTATTCAGGGGTAAATAAGCAATCAGTGTGTATAGCTTATTTGTTTTTTCTTTAATCATTCTAGGAGTATATTATGAACGATCGTAAGCAAATGTATCTTTTCAATGAAATGGAATACGATGACTATGAATCCGATAATTGGGAAGAAATGCTAATGCAATACGAAAATGTTGAGTTAGAAGCAGATACTGATGAAATGTTAGATAAATGGAATGCATTCATTAATCTAACTGATCCTGAGTATCTGTAATGCAAGTCTGCAAGGTCTTTCGTCCGCCAAGTGTGGGGACGAAATTCCTTGTTGTTATTTATTATTAAATCTTATAAACTTTATGGAGAAATCACCATGGCTACAATCAATGTAACAGAAAACAAATTTGACTTTGATTCTTTAAATGAACTAATGAAGATTACAAAACCAAGTGCAAGTGCAAAATTAGCAATAGCAGAATCTATGATTAACGATGCAGTCAACACAATGGCTCGATTTAAAAGTCCGTTAATTCAAAAAGCTTGGGATGCAGCTAACACAGTTGCTATTCTTCGTAATGCCAATGCATATTATTTGCAACATAACAAAACTAATCCAGCTACAACATTATCTGTAGATGAATTAATTCAAGGTGGAATTAAATTAGCTCATGAAAAAGCATTAGCTAAAGCCAAGATTCGTCAAAATAATGACAATAGGGGTCGTCCAGAAATGACATATCCTCAAGAAACAAACTCTGCTGACTATGGCAAAGTTGCTGCTTAATTATCAATCAGGGCAGGGCTTCGGCTCTGCTCTTCTTTTTATAGGAGTATGTTATGTGGTATTTATTAGAACATAAAGATTCAAAAGGTACAATGTACTTTGATGAATTATCCGATTATCTATTCTATTCTGGCTGGCGTATCAAGCGTGAAGCCAAAGCATCAGAAGTCAACATCTTTGAATATGATGCAATCAAAGAAAATCTATCTATTCAAGCTTACGAGTAATTCGTAGGCTTTTCACTTCATACTACTATCATCGCAAATTGGGCGTACTCTTTTTGTTTTTTTTAGGAGCAAGTTATGGTAATTGACATAGAACAAGCTAATGCATCTTTAAATTGCATGGCATTAGCTATTTATGCAGAAGCTCATACTCAATCTATTGAAGCTAAACAAGCTGTTGCTCAAGTTATATTAAATAGATTTAGAGCTGGTACATTTGGTAAAGACATTTGTAGTATAGTGTATGCCCGTGGTCAATTCCACGGTGTGTGGGATGTAGCTGAAGGTCGTCATGAATGGCCTACTCAAGAAGACTTATTAAAAGAAAAACTTGTAGCTCATTCTGTTTACTTTCATAAAGTTCCTAATCAAATTGGTAATACAACTTATTACTTTCATGATGACTCGATTAAACAACCATTTACATGGGGTGCTAAATCTCGTAAAACTAAGATTGATAACTTGATATTTTATTAAGGAGATGTTATGATATTGGAAAAATACAATACCGAAACTTTATTAGAAATCTATGCTCATGCTTTTTGGAAAATATATCGACGATTTCCAAAAGCAAATAGTAATACTCGTCGTAACTATTTGATTCATAAGATTAAAAAGCTTGAATATAAAGCTCAAACTCAAGGAGATTAATATGGCTGATGATTTTGATAATCACTATGATATTAGTGATGGTGATGGTCACTATGACCAAGAAGAAGCACACTTCTATTGGACTATTCAAGAGTTCGAAGACTGTATCGAACGATATGGTTGTGCGTTTGTATTAAGTAAATTATCTGAAGCTAATCGTCAACTAATTAAGGAGAAACTAAATGTGCAATGATGAATGTGATTTAAAATGTATACCTAAATATAAATGTAAACTTCAAACATTTGATAAGATTGTAATTGGATGTGTGTTTGTTATATTGTTTGCATCGTTAGTAGCTATTGTTTTAAATTCAATACAACTTGCAAATTGTAGAATATAATTTGCGTATAACGCAAAAGTATTGGCCATACGATTGCAGCGTTGCTAGCGTCTGCAATCTATGGCGTGGTAAATAATTCTTATAATACATTCTAACGAGTGTATTATATGGGTAATTTTGCCCGTAGTCATTGGAGTCAATTATGGAGTTAAAGTATAAATACATTACTCGCAATCTCTTTGATGTATTCTGGGGAGATGGTTGGGATAATTGTGCAAGAGTTAAAAGAAATAAAGGCAACGAATATGTTGTTGTAAGAGCTTATAAAAGACCACCGAAAGATTTCATTCAACAAGTAACGGAGGAATCATATGAAGCCGTACAGCTTTACGGAGTTTAATAAACGTTTCAATATGTTTGGATGGCCACATCCTGACATTCGTCAAACATATTGGACAAAAGAAGATAATGATTGGGATTATGAGACGCGAGAAACTGTGCGTCGTACATATACTCTATCTACTATTTGGTATAAAGAGCAACGTATCTTGCAATTTTATACCAATGATGATGCAAATAAAAGTAGAAAATTAACTTGTTATAATTATTATCGTGATGCATCATTTGAAACAGGTCTTATACACAATCCAAGTTATAGAACTAATGCAACAACAATCATTGATGCATTATATTATAAAGCTAACACACCAAACTTTTATAACAAAGATGGAAGTCTTAAGAAAGGTTTCTTTGGTGCGTTGCGTAGACGACTTAGATCTAATACACTTAGACCTAGTTGGGTTACACAACATATGCTTAGCGAAGCTATTAATATAGCTAAAGCTAATATACTTGCTAACAATTTAGCTGGTACTGTCGAAGATTATTTATCTGATCAAGACATACCTCAATGGTCTTATTACAAAGATGCATTAACAGATGATTATTATGTTGATGGTTTACAAAGACGTGTAAGATTAGGTTCTTCTCAATGGGTTACCATTCATAAAAACACTGATCCAACACAATATGGTTATAGATTCAATGACAATTATGATATCTGGTTAACAGATGAACAGTTTTTTCATAGTGGTCAAGTATGGAATCGTAGTGAAGTTAACATTGTAGAATGTACACAATGTGGACGTGAAGCTATATCTGACTTAACTATTGATGGTGTATGTAACCATTGTCTTGATGCAAGCTTTAAGATTCATAACTATTCAACACGTGTCGAAGGTATGCTCAAGTTTAAAGCAACAAAGGTTAGACCTAATACTGTCTATCTTGGTTGTGAGCTTGAGTATGAAACAAACAATCGTGATCGAGCACAACTTGCAGTAGGTAAACTAATGCATGGTCATGCTCTTATGAAATCAGATGGTTCCATTCGTAATGGCTTTGAGATTGTAACTTGTCCAGCTACATTAGATATTCATCTTGATGTGTTTAAGAAATTCTATGACAACATTCCACCTGATCTTAAAGTAGAAAAGAATGTTGGTATGCATGTACATATCAGTCGGAAACCCTTGAGCCACTTGACTCTTGGCAAACTAACTGAGTTTCTTAATCGATTAGATAATAAAGAATTCATTCATCATATTGCAGGTCGCATAGATAATACTTATGCTAAGATGAATGATGAACGAACTGTTACATTTCCATGGCGATATAAAAATGGTGGTGACAGATACAATGCATTAAATCTTAACAATCAAAACACAGTCGAAGTTAGACTGTTTGCAACGCCAATGAATTACAAAGAGTTTGCAATGCGATTGCAGTTTGTTCAAGCTTTAGTTGACTATTGTATGCCTGCTCAATCTAATGAATCATTAAAGAAACAAACTCATTATGAAGCGTTCATGAGTTGGTTATCTAATCGTAAACGTATGTTCCCAGAACTAAGTAATCATTTAAAGGAGTATGTCTAATGTGTATTGCAATCTATAAACCAGAATCTAAAGTAATTCCTATTGCAACATTACAAGAATGTTACAATGCAAATCCAGATGGTGCAGGCTTTATGTATGCAGAAGATAAGAAGTTGCATATTGAAAAGGGTTTCTTCAGCTTTGACTCTTTCTATAAAGCATTTGAGAAGCATCAAGAAAAACAAGCTGTTATTCATTTTAGGATTAAAACTCATGGTAAAATTGATACAACAAATTGTCATCCGTTTGCAGTTAATAACTCGCTTGGCTTTGTCCATAATGGCATTATCAATGGTTTCGGTGATGCTAATCATAGCGATACCATTGGCTTCAATAATGGAGTTCTTCAACCTTTAGTAAACAAGTGGGGTAACTTAGCTTTGTTTCAAGATCCGATGAAAGATTTAATTGAATCTCGTATTGGTTATAGCAAGCTTATCTTCTTAGATAGACATGGTAATCATAACATACTCAATGAACATAAAGGTGTATGGGATGATGGAGTTTGGTATTCTAACAATAGTTATAAACCATATGTTGCACCTGTAACAACATGGGCTAGTAAGACTACATGGTATGATACAGACTATGACTGGAAGAAACCAGTTGCTACATATAAAGCTTCTGTTCCTGTACCTAAATCAGAACCAGTACAAATTGGTGCATTAGTTGAATTGCTAGAAGATATAGCTGACCCTGGTACTCAAAAGGTTTATGAGACTGGTGAGCTTATGGAAGTTGTAGCAGTTAACAAAGACTTTACTTGTGATCTTATGTTTGAAGCATACGATGGCAAAGTTGAATTTATTTATAATGTTCCTTATCATTCTCTTAACTTTGTAGATGATTTTGAAGATGACTCTATTGATCCTGTAGGTGTACCTGCATATCATAAGTATGATTCACCTTATCTATTGAAAGGAAAGAAATGAGTTTAAAGATATTTCCTTATAAAGCTGGTAGTATATCAGCTAAAAGATTGGCTAAAGCCCTTGGTGTTCTAAGGGTTCGGCCATCCTATAATGCTAAGCGTAAAGATGTTATAGTTAATTGGGGTAGTTCATCACCACCACACTTCAGGTGGATGGAACAGGATTTAAATAAACCTAATGCTATTCAATTAGCTTGTGATAAACTTAAAACATTTCACATGTTAACAACAAAAGGTTTTACTGATTTACCTCAATGGTGTACTGGTGTTCTTAATGCTAGAAATTGGATTCTTGAACAAAACCATACAGTGTATTGTAGAACTACAACTACAGGACATAGTGGTAAAGGTATTGTTATTGCTAATACTGTAGAAGAATTAATACCAGCACCATTATATACTGCTAAAACTAAACATAAACATGAGTATCGTGTTCACGTATTCCGTGGACGAGTACTAGATGTTCAACAAAAGAAAAAGAAACTTGGATCAATAAAAGGTTCTGGCATACGTAACCATACTAATGGATGGGTATATGCAAGGGCAGAAATAGCCCCGCCCGAAGAACTACTATCATCAGCCTGCAAGGCTGTGAATCTTTTGGGACTTGATTTCGGTGCCGTAGATATTGGGCACCGATTAATTGATAATAAATTCTTTGTGTTTGAAGTCAATACTGCACCAGGTCTGGAAGGAACAACGCTTGACAATTATGCGAAAGCAATATACAATTACTATAGGAGTCTATAATTATGTTTCAAGTAGGTAACTTTGTTAGTTTTCATAGTCTTCATGATGAATTTGACTATGTCAATGATGTAGAAAGATTTATTGATGATACTTCTTTTTATGAAGTTTTAGAAATTCTTGATGATATTATAATGGTTAAAAGTTTATCAATGGGTAGAGATATTCCTGTTGATATTAATGAATATCAAATTCATACTAAAGAATCTTTAAGAGATCATATAAAATCTAAAAACCATAAGTATGCTGCTATATGTAATAAAATTAAACAACTCTATCGTAAACAAGAGTTTAAATTTCAAGGAGTATAAATATGCGATGTTTAGCTTGCAATAAAATACTCAATGATTTCGAAGCTACACGCAAGTCAGCAACTACTGGCGAATATGTAGACTTGTGCAATCATTGTTTCCATAATGTAGAACAAGACATTGAATCCGTTGTCAGAGAAGACTTACGCGATGAAGATTCATTTGATGATGAACAAGAGTTTGATGACTTAGAAGGAGACTTATTCAATGGTATCTCGGAATGATATAACTAATGACAAAATACAAACCAAAGGTGTCTTATCTAAAGAAGGTGAAGAAAACTGGGATCGTATCTTTAAAAAAGAAGGGATTACTTTAACTGAAGAAGAGTTAGCTAATGTAGAAATTATTGCTGATATTGTTACACATCATCATGATAAAAAGAAATTAGCTGAATATGAACTTAATAAATCTACTGGTGAGGTTGAGAAACGTTTTGAAGATGGAACATGGAAACCTAATGCTAAAGATTTAACTGATGCTTTTAATGGTCATTAACATCCTACGACTGTCCGCGTTGCCTGTGGCAGAGTCGGCAGTCTAGGGAGAACTATGTCATTTATTAAACATACATCTTGTCCTAAATGTGGAAGTAGGGATAACCTCGCTGAATATACTGAAAACTATTATTGTTTCGGCTGTGGATATACCAAACAAAAGACAGATTTAAATAGCATACGAAGCAGATTGCAGAGTCAGCAGACGATGCTATCTGATGAGATTGACATAGAAACTACTGATGTTATACCTAAAGAACCAACGCAATGGTTATTGCAGTATGGTATCACTAAACAAGATTGTGAACAGAATCACATTGGATGGAATTCTGAAAGACAATTACTTGTACTTGTCAATACCCCAAACTATTTTCAAGCTAGAAACTTCAATGATTATGGTGCTAAGTATGTATCTAAAGGTAAAAAACCCTTGATATTCTATGGGTTAGGTGATATACTAATATGTGTGGAAGATGTTTTATCTGCAATTAAAGTTGCTAAGTCTAACAATAATATTTGTACAACACCTTTACTTGGGTCAATTATATCTCTAGAACTTACAGAAACCATCCTAGAACGCTTTAAAACTGTTTACCTATGGTTAGATAGGGATAAAGCAATTGAAGCTGTTAAACAGGCTAGAAACTTAAAACAGAAAGGAGTTAATGCAGATGTCATAATAACACCTAAAGATCCCAAAGAATATTCAACAAAGGAAATTAATGAATGGTTGAAAAACAGATACTAAAATTATTCTGTGAAGATAAAGAACTCTTTACAAAATATTATAAATATGTTAACATAAATTATATTAAAATAAATTATAATGAATTATATAAACTATTTAATATAATAGATTTATATTATAACAAATATAATGATTATAATAATATAAATATAAATGACTTAGATATATTTTATAATAGTAATTACTTATTAAAAGAAAATGAAAGAAAAGATTTATCTTCTTTGTTAGAAGATATTTATAAACAAGACATCACAAATAAAGAAGCACTTGTTTCTTTGTTAGAGGAACACAGAAAAAGATCCCTTGCAGGACAAGTTGCTTTAACTGCGTTAGATGTAGAGGCTGGTAAGAAAACTACACAAGACTTGCTTGAATTGTTCAATGACTTTGAACATCAACAAGTTGAAATAGATGAACCTAAACCAGTTGAAATGAACTTGGAGAAACTTTATGAAACACAAATTGTTACACCTGGTCTACGTTGGCGTGTTAACTGGCTTAATAAGGCTCTTGGCTCTCTTAGAAAGGGTGACTTTGGCTTTATATTTGCTCGTCCAGAAACGGGGAAAACGACGTTCCTTGCTTCTGAAATTACTCATATGGTCTCACAAACAAACGGTGAGGTGCTTTGGTTTAATAACGAAGAGCAAGGTAACAAGGTTGCGATTCGAGTCTATCAAGCCGCTTTGGGAATTGGAACCGATGAGCTTTTCACAAACCCGCAAGGCAAACAAACGACTTATGAAGAATTAACAGGCAATAGAATTAAAATCCTAGACTTTGAGGATTCAAATAACAAAGCAAGAATAGAAGCAATACTTAAACAATCTAACCCTGCGTTAATTATCTTCGATCAGATAGATAAGATACGTGGTTTTAAAGGAGAACGTAATGATCTTGAACTTAAACAAATCTATCAATGGGCTCGTGAAATTGCTAAAACATACGCTCCCGTCATCGCTGTTTCACAAGCGTCGGGGGAGGCCGAAGGCAAGCTATTTCTAACTATGGACATGGTTGATGGCTCCAAAACGGCCAAACAAGGTGAGGCCGATTGGATCCTTGGTATTGGTAAAGAACAAGATAATACTAGTCGGACTAGATACTTTAACATCAGTAAGAATAAACTTATAGGTGATAAAGATACAAGCCCTGACCTACGTCATGGTTCAACACAAGTACTAATTAAACCTGAGATTGCACGATATGAAGATCTCTAAGTGGACTAGATGGATATTACTAGACTGGGATGGTACAATCATAAGATGGTTTGACTATCCTGCTACTGGTACAGTTAGGTATAAAGAACCTAAGATTAATTTAAACGACATGGAAGAATGTCTATTTTAAGGAGAATGTATGAAGATTTATGAAGCTAAAGTGGAAGATGTATTAAACGTAGCACCAGACTTAACAGACGGAGATGCTGAAGATATCCTAACCTTTGGTAATCCAAACGATACCATTGAAGAAACTATTGCTAAATTAAACGGAGCTCCCTGCGGAGAATGCGCAACTATTTAGTCTTAGATGTTGAGACTACAATCTCAAACAAAGGCAACCCTTTTGACGAGACCAATAAGTTATGTTATGTTGGTCTCCAAGATTGGGATGTCTATGACATTGAGTATAGTGGTGAACCCTATCGAGATAAACTAGACACGATACAAAAAGCTATCAATAATGCAGAGATTCTCGTAGGGTTTAACATTAAATTTGATTTACATTGGATAAGGAAGTATGGAATTAATTTTGTGGGTAAGCGTATTTGGGATTGTCAATTGGTACATTTTATACTTACGGGCCAACAAAATCCCTATCCAAGTCTTAACGGTGTCGCTGCTTATTATGATTTGGGTAGTAAACTTGATGTTATTGCTAGTGAGTATTGGAAGAATGGGATAGATACTCCTGATATTCCTAAAGATTTACTAGAAGAGTATCTAGATGGTGACTTAAAACTAACTGAACAAGTGTATCTTAAACAACTTGAAGAAGTAGAGAAAGCTTCACCTCAACTTAAACGACTAATAAGTTTACACAATCAAGACTTGTTAATATTACAGGAGATGGAATACAATGGAATTCTCTTTGATGAAGCTAGTAGCAACAAACTGGCTAAAGAACTTGAAGAACAAATTGGTGTATTGGACGGGCTCCTATTTGAATATCATAACCTTGTGGATTTTAATCCTAATAGTACAGAGCATGTATCTGTTCTTTTGTATGGCGGAGTTATTAAGGTCAAACGTAAAGAAGTTATTGGTACTTTTAAAACTGGACTCCGAGCCGGACAACCAAAAGAAAGATGGAAAGAAGAAGAGGTTACGTTCGAGAAAATAATAACCCCATTGAAAGGATCTGAACTTGAGAAAGAAGGATTCTATTCAACTGATGAACAAACTCTTAAGACTTTAAAAGGAAGTAAACGTGCTAAAGAACTAATAGAACTTTTACTTACAAGAGCAACTTTAGAGAAACGATTGACTGCATACTATCGTGGTCTTGTAGATCTAAGACTTAAAATGAATTGGCCTACGGGTAAATTACATGGTGTTCTTAATCAATGTGTAGCTAAGACAGGTAGGTTATCATCAACCAAACCAAACTTACAGAACTTTGATGGAGAAATTAAACAACTATTTGGGAGCAGGTATGCTGTTACAAGCTGATGCTAAAGCACTAGAATGGGTTTGTGCAACATATCTGTCTCAAGATGAAACAGCTATTGAGGAGATCTGGAACAATGTCGATCAGCACACTGACAATCAGAATCGTTTTGGTTTACCTAGTCGTCTTATTGCTAAAACTTTTGTGTTTCGGCTTATATACGGAGGTTCCGCCTATAGTTATGCTAATGATCCTAACTTTACCGATGTATCTAAATCTGAGTCGTTCTGGCAGAATGTTATCGAAGAGTTTTATAAAAAGTATAAAGGTCTTAATCAATGGCATAAAGACATCGTTGCGAAAGCTATGAGAGATAGACAAATAACTATGCCTACAGGGAGGATATATAAGTATGAACCTGAAGTAAAGTATGGTAAAGTAAAATGGCCACGCACCAAGATCCTTAACTATCCAGTGCAAGGACTTGGAGCTGATTTAATGGCAATAGCAAGAGTATCTTTAGCTAATAGGCTTAAAGATAAACAAGGAGTAAAGCTTATTAACACTGTACATGATTCTATTATTGTTGACTTTGATGAGAAAGTATGCGATAATATTAGTATAGTAACATTAGTTGATAAGTGTTTTACGGATATTCCTCTTAACTTTAAGAAGTTATTTGGAGTAGAATTTAATCTACCTATGAGGGTCGAATGTCAAGTTGGACCTAATTGGGGCAATATGGAGATAGTGAATGTTAATTAATATTATTGATGTAGGTCAACCAAATACACATGCAGCTAAGAATGGACGTAGTTATCAGTCTATTGAAGTTACATATAAGAATGAACAAGGACAAGTAGCTAACAAAAAGCTTATGTCTTTTAGTAATCCTTCTGTATTTAATTATATTAAAGAGTTGACTAAAGGTACACAAGTAAACGTAACAACAACAAAAGATGCTAATGGTTATTGGCAATGGACAGGTATTGGAGGAGACGGATCAGTGGCTACACCAGATATAAAACCAGCAACACAAGCAGGTGGTAGAGTAACAGGAAGTAACTATGAAACTAAAGAAGAACGTGCTCAACGACAAGTCTATATTATTCGTCAAAGTTCTATCTCTAGTGCTGTAGAGTTACTAGGTCCAGGTAAGTCTGTTAAAGATGTTTTAGATACAGCTAAGCAATTTGAAGAATATGTCTTTGCTAAGACTGATCCTAAGATGCCTGACTTCACTGATATGGAAGATGATATTCCACTATAATGAGAGCTCTTATTGATGCTGACATCGTAGCGTATAGGATTGCCTGTACGCTTCAGGAAGATGATGCCGAAGAATATGCATACGCTAGGACAGAAGATTTAATTGACTCTATCCTTGTAGCAACAGAGGCTACTGAATATGATCTATACTTAACTGGTAAAGATAACTTTAGATATTCAATCTATCCTGAGTATAAAGCTCATCGTCCTACAGAAAAACCAGTTTGGTTAGAGAGGATTAGGCAATATTTAATTGCTAATTTTAACGCCACAGTGGTAGATGGTATTGAAGCTGATGATGCAATGGCTGAAGAACAAGCAGGTACTATTGCTTTGAATGAAATATACCATAATATATCACCGGGTGAAGATATTGATGGTGGAGAAGCGTATGCTTCTGACGGTGTATCCTTTTCTAAACAAACAGAAACTGTTATATGTTCAATTGATAAAGATCTTTTAATGGTTCCAGGTAATCATTATAACTTTGTTAAAGATAAGTTTATTTATATTACTGAGGAAGAAGGATTAAGAAACTTTTATATGCAATGTTTGACTGGAGACAGAGCAGACAATGTAAAAGGAATTCCAGGAATTGGACCAAAGAAAGCAGAGAAAATTCTAGAAGGTTGTAAGACTGAACTAGAGATGTTTACTGCTGTTAGAGAAGCTTATGGTAATGATGATGAGTTTCTAATGAATGGTCGAGTACTATGGATTAGACAATTAATAGATCAAGATTGGAAGGAAATATTTGATGAACTCGTTCAAAAGCAAGCTGGAGGAACAAGTTTGGAAGATTCTGAAGAGTAGTTTCCCTTCAGTCAAGTACGAACCTGATAAATATAAATACCTACAACCTGAGAAAGAACGGACTTATATTCCTGATTTTAGGACTGGTAAAAAGAAAGTTTATCTAGAAGCAAAAGGAAAGTTAGATTTAGATACTAGACAAAAGATGATATGGTTTAGAGATTGTAATCCTGATATCACAATCATCTTTTTGTTTATGAATCCTAACAATAAAATAAATAAACGTAGTAAAACAACCTATTCCAAATGGGCTGAAGACAATGGATTCCTTTGGTTAGACTTTAGAAAGGATTGGTTAAATGATTATAAGCAATTGTGTACAAAACAGTGATGGGTCTTTGGACTTTGATTTCCATGTCGATGCTAATGAAGCTTCGTTCTTAATGGACTTAGCTATCAAGGAATTGGTAAGACGTGGTGTATTTAGTATTGCAACAGATCAAGCTCAACAAGAGCTAGACTTATTTAAACAAGATGGAGGACAAGTACAATGAATGAAACCGTAGCTGATGGATTTATGTGGTGGGGTATTATTGTTTCTGCCTTTTGGTTTATATGGCTTAATTATAAAGCATTATCAGTAAGTAACTTAGAACGTACTGCTCATGATGATTGGCTTAACTTTAATAAAAGAATTAATAAATTAGAAGAAAAGGTAGGTATAAAAGATGAGTAAAGGTAACTCCCCTGCTTTCCCATGTCAAGATAATAAAAAGAATATCTATACAGGTATGAACCTAAGAGACTACTTTGCATTAGAAGCAATGAATGCTTATATT